GGGGTGAACGTAAAGACGTTGAGAATTTTTATTCTTGTATGGATCTATTTCTATTTCCTTCAAGAGGACATGAAGGTGATAAAGAGACAAATCCTCTTGTTTTAAAGGAAGCGGTGAGTTGGAACATTCCCATACTGATGCATAAAACTGATTCTTACATGGACAAATATGATAAAAAAGCAACTTATTTGTCAATTGATACTAAACTTAATTTTCTTAAAATCAAGCATGTGTTAGGTCTAACCGAAGGAGATGTGAATTGTTATACTGATTTTGAGGGTGATGTATCTAAGCAAGTAAAAATTAATTTCAATTTTTCAGAAAAGGCATTTGATGCTTTACATAATAAATTGATTTGCATCTACGATAAAAGAACAAAACTCTGCGTGATGAGAAGCAAGGTTATGGTGCAAAGCATGTTTTGTACACCAAGTCCTCTAGCAAGTCTTGTAGATGGATTTACTGTAAAAATATTTGATGCAAACGAAAGTTATTTTTCTAATTTAAGAGATTTGAATTTCAATAGAATAGATAAGCATCATCTGTTATATGAAAAAAGTTTTTCATTCAATCGTGATTTGCCAAGTGTGACAGTAAAAGATCAAGAAATAGATGTTGTTGGTATTGATGATGATCCGTCATCTTGGTTTACTATGAACGAAGTTTTTATTTCAAAAGTTTACAAAAAAATCGATATTCGAAAAGGTGATGTTGTACTAGATGTTGGAGGACATTATGGTTTCTTTTCATTATATGCTTTGGATAAAGGTGCGAAAGAAGTGCATGTACTTGAACCTTCACACACAAATTATAAAATAATTTCTAAAAATCTGAAAAACTTTGATAATATAAAAAAATATAATTGTGCATTGAGTAATGATGTTGGTGAAAAAGAATTTTTGCTTGTTGGTCCTAGTAGTACAAATTCGTTTTATGAAAGTTATAATACTCAAAATGAAAACCCAACATCGTTAGGGCAGACAAAAAAGATTGAAGTAAATACAATGAGTTTCAATCATTTCATACAAAACAATAACATGAACAGGATTGATGCGATTAAATTAGATTGTGAAGGTGCAGAGTGGGATATTTTTCCGACTATATCAGACGATTTTTTGAAACATAAAGTGCGAAAAATAAGTGCCGAGTTACATCAATTCAATAATGCAGGTGATCTGAATGATCATTATCAACGATGTGAAGAACTTGAAAAACGATTGACTAATTTAGGTTTTGATGTCGAGCGTGAGCATGTCAAAAGTTCACAACCAGATGAGAACGGTTTAGGGCAGTTATGGGCAAAAAGATATCCGAAGATTAAAGTAGTTCATATGTTATGCACTACTGAAGGATCAAGAGAAATCGAAAGTATAAAACATATATCAGAATTATTAAATATATCAGGTTGGGTATACGAACAATCTATGAACAAAAGATTTACAGATTTGCCTCCTGCAGATACTTGTGCTAGACCTGATGTTGTTCAGATGGAGCCTGGAGATTATAAATTGACTGGTGCTCATTATGGCAATTTTATGGCTCATCGTAGAGTGTTTGAAGAGCATATGACTGATGATTATGATGCTATTTTATTCTGTGAGTGTGATGCAATATTCATCAAGCCACCAGAAGAAGTATTTAAAATTATTATTGACAGTTACGATGATTTGATGTATAATGATTTGAATTACATGTCATTCGGTAAACGCATACCTGATTGGCATTATGATGAATATGAAGACTTTGGAGTTACGGACAGAATGTCAGAGGCACACTGCTATCTAGTGCCGACAAATAAGAAATCATATTTTATTGAAAAATTTGAAAACACAGGTTGGGACACGTATGATCTATGGTTAAACTCGTTTGTGTTTCCTGATAAAAAATGTGGTATTATAAAAGACCCTATATCAATTCAATGTTCAGGTGATTCATATCTTGATAAATCTCATAAAGACGGTACAACATTATTAAAAGAGGGTGATATAACTTATGAGTTGTGAAGACTCGATAGTATGTATTCATGCACATTTAAGTGATGAAGAAAGAATTAATGTCTGTCTTGAATTCGTTAGAAAAATAAAATCGTTTGGTTATGAGGTGATCGTAACATCTCACACCCAAGCGACACAAGAATTTCAAGAAGAAGTTGATTATTTTGTTTATGACAAAGACAATATTGTGTTATCCGATGTTGAGTATCTTGGTTGGATGACATGGTATGCACCGAATTACGACATCACATCAAAAGAATTTTGTTCATATAATACAGTTCTAGCAGTTTACAGATTAATGCATATTGGAACTGCTTATGCAAAATTATTAGGTAAATCAAAGATACATTTGTTTGATTATGATGGTCTTTTAGAAAAACCAGATGAATTGATTATCAACGAGAATAAAATAGATAATGGTTTAGATGGCGTATTTTATTATTGGCAAAATGAAAAAACTGTTGACGATGGTAGAGGATACGATACGAGTGTAACTACAAAGTTGCAAACAACTACACGTTTTATTTCTGCAAAGGTCGATTATTTACTTGAAAGATTTGATAAATTGAAAAATGTTCAAGATCAAAAAAATATTTTAAATGAATATAGTTTTTTAGTTGGTGAAGAATTTTTTGCATATGCCTTTGGCTTGACCGCATATAACGGTGACGATAGAAATAATAATGTAGAACTCTTGCCATTCGTAGACAATCTTGAACGTATGGGTATGATACAAGATAGAGTGCATACACATCAAGATTTTTCATGGGTTGCATTAACACTGTCCGAAAAAGTAGTCAATTCTCCAACAGAACCTGCGCCTAATTTTCTTTTTTTAATGAACCCCCATAAAGAGACAAAATTTCAAGTTTTCATAAACAAACATGAAAAACCTTTTTTTGAATTTAACGCTGGTAAATATCATTATCATCTTTTGCAATTATATGGCGATTCTTTAATTGAAATATATTGTGATGATAAACTTTTTAGAACATATGATTTATTTGATCCGTCAATCAAAAAACGATTGAAAATTTGCAACACCCTTTATTTTAAGAATTCATGAAACCAAAAGTAAGTGTATTAGTTCAAACCTGTGATAACTATTCTCATTTCTGGGAAGGTTGGTATGTCATGTTTAACAGATTTTGGGACTTTGATTTAGATTGGCAGATATATTTCTGTAATGAAGAAAGAGATTTTCCATATCAAGATGACCGAATAAAACAATTAAAGACTGGTAAAAGCAAGCAATATTGGGGTATTGAAGAACGAGAATGGATCAAAGATTGGTATGGAAAATCAAAACAAATAGATGAGGGTTGGAGTGACAGACTAATATACATGTTGGAGAATGTCGATACAGATTACATTTTTTACATGCAAGAAGATCAGTGGCCTAAATTTAAGATTGATAGAGAATTGTTTTCAGATCTCGCTAGTTTTTGTTATTCTTATGATGTTGATGCTTTGAAATTGCATAGAGTTATACGACTTGATCATGTCGTGCCTAAACGTGAGACAGACATATACATTAAAAATAAAAGACTAATTCAGTGGGGTCCTGAAAATGATTGGTTAGTAAGTCATCAACCAACTTTGTGGAAGCGTGAATTTCTTCTTGATTTGCAGATAAAAGGCGAAGGTTTTAGAGATAACGAATATGCTGGTACAGACAGATTGCGAGAAAAATATAAAGACAATTTTCCTAAGATTTATAGTTACAATCATGATTGGTTTTATGAAAGATCGGCCGCATCTCGTGGCGATTGGGTCGAACCTGTACAGTGGGAGTTTGACGAAGTTAAACACGAAATAGAAGTAGAGAAAAAATACAATCTTATAAAACCAAAACATGAAACGAAAAGCAAAGGTCTTAAACTATCACTTGTTACTTCATGTTTTAATGCTGAAAAGTTTATCGATGAATTAGCCGAAACTGTAATAAGTCAAAATTATGATAATTGGGAATGGGTTATTGGAGATGATTTTTCCGATGATAACACATTTCAAAAATTATTGGATCTACAAAATCGTGACCCAAGAATAAGAGTAGCATTTCCTAAGCACAAAAAACAAATGTGGTGGAACCCACAAAAATTTGCAACTGGTGATATAGTTTGTCATTTAGATGCTGATGATAAATTGCTACCTAATTGCTTTGAAAAGATAAACTACTATTTCAAGATTTTTCCAGAAGTAGTTTTGATGCACTTCAACGCAAACAAATACTCTGAAAAATTACCTGTAGGTCCAAAACAGACATTTGAAAATTATAAAGATAATGTCTATATGTCTACTGATAACGATTCGTTCTTAGAGGGTTTTGAAAAGTTATGGCATTGTAGAAGTAGCATATTTGGATACTTGAGAATTTTCAGAAATCTACCAGGGCTTGAATTTCCAGAACACCAAGACGGTGATGCTTGTTCCTCGAATGATGGACAATGGTTGTTGATGCTTGAAGAACGTGGTAAATGGATGACAATTCCTAGAACACTCTACATTGCAAGAGAGCATGGTGCATCTGAAAATTTTACTAGATGGAATCAAAGAGGCGAAGCACAACTTGCAATAGATGCCAGAAAACGAAGAAAAGAACTTATTCTTGAATATCCTCGTAACATCAAATATTTTGATGACATTTATGAACTTGCAGAATCGACATATACAACTTCTCTTAATTGGGCCGATAAAATACAAACAATATCTTTCGTTAATTATGACTATACAGAAAATCAAAAAGATAAATCTCGAAAATTATTTTTTGACCATGATATAAGGTTTGATTATTTTGATCAATCAGTTGATTATTATTTCTTCAAAATTCAATTAGAGACTGAGCCAGCCTTTGTCAACAATAAAATTCAACAAATAAAAAACAGTAATGCCCAAAACTATGAAATAGTATTCTTTTGCGAGAATAAAAATTTACATTACAATTTGAGAACTGGTGTTGATAATATACAATCGATATATGATGTCATTTTAGGTAATGGATATCAGTTCAATTTCTTTGAACAAATGAATCGATATCATATTGTCTCTTTAAAGAATTTCGAAGAGACAAAAATAGAAATAAAAGAAGATTTTAAGATTGAAAAAATAGAAAATAAAGTCGAGAAAACTGATAACTTAAAAATCATGCAAGTGCATGTTGGATGTGGTCTTGACATACCGCCTAAGAAATATGGTGGGCTAGAGGAAGTTATCTATCATTATATAAGAATGGCAGAGCATTATGGTCATGATGTATCATTAAAATGGTTAGATGATATTACACAAGCAGATCTTGATGAGTATGATGTATTTCATGTACACACTGGAGGTTTTGCCGATCTAGTAGAAGATAGGTGTATACCTTATATCTTTACAACTCATGATGTGCATCCATGGATTAATGGAAAAGAATCATGGTATTATCAAGTCAATAACAAGTCGATTAAAAATTCATTGTTTTCGCTAATACCGTGTGATCATTTGATACCATATTATGATACCCCTGAGAAATTGAGAAAATTAGATCATGGCGTCGATTCAAATTTCTTTTTTCCGACTAACAAAAGAAAAGATGAACCACGACTCGTTTGTGTAGGTGGTGGAGATGATCGTAAAGGTTTTCATCTTGCTATTCAGGCGGCACACAAATTAAACATGCCTATCACAATAGTTGGTCCAGATAGCATACATGAAAATTACAACGATATTTTTTACAAGGTGTTAAACAGTTGCAAAAAAGATATTGAAATTGTTCAAACAGGAAATGTAGATAAAAATGAACTGAGAAAAATCTTAAATGAGCATGATATTATTGTTCATCCTTCATCTATTGAAACTGGACAACCGTGTTTAGCGGTACTTGAAGCAATGGCATGTGGTTTACCCTGCGTAGGAACCATGCAAGATAAAGTAGAAATACCTGGTCTGATAGAATGTACAAGAGAAGTTGATACGATAATTGATGGAATAAAAAACATTGTTGATGACTACGATGATGTTTCTAAGAAAGCAAGAGAATTTGCAGTAGAACGAGATTGGGTTAATATATTTAAAACGCTTGAAAAATATTATTACGAAGCAAGAGATCTAAAATCGAGCAAACCTAGATCGATGAAAGATCGATTGATATTTGCTTATAATAATACTGACTTTCAAAAGAAAGAATCAATCGTTGAACAAAATCAAATCAATATTAAATTCGACCCAAATCCAATTGTAGAAATACTGGGTAATACTGAAAAACAATATGATATCACATTTAAAAATTTAGAAAATGGTGGGACAGTATATTCAAATGTAATAGGAAATAATAATTGGTGCGGATCAAATATTCAATATTTCATGCAATGGCATATCATTGTTAAAGAAAAAGACGGTCCTGTAGTTAAAGAACACAAGATGAATTTGAATAATGAATCTGTTTATATTTATTTTGATTCAGGTGCTTTGGGCGACAATTTAGCCTGGGTTGGATCAGTCAATCAGTTTCAGCAAAAACACAAGTGTAAAGTTTATTGTTTTACATTTTTTAATCATCTGTTTAGAGACAAATATCCTAATATAGAATTTATAGACGAACACAATACATTTTTAAATAGTGGCAAATTTACTTACAAATATTGGATTGGTTGGCTTACAAATGACATGAGCAAATGTCCTGAGGATACGAAAAAAATCCCTTTACAGAAAGTAAGTTCTTCAATTCTAGGACTTGACTATAAGGAAGAACGTGCTAAAATAATGGTAAATGAATTAGAAGCAGATTTACAAAATCCATATGTGTGCATAGGAATTCAATCTACGGCACAAGCAAAATATTGGAACTATGAAGGAGGTTGGAATGAGATAGTTAAATATCTTAAAGAAAAAAATTATGATGTTGTATGCGTTGATAAGCATCAAATGTTTGGAGCAGGCAATTATATGAATTCTGCTCCTGAAGGTGTAATTAATAGACACGAAAGAACATTAGATCAGACAATAGCAACCATAAACGGATGCGAATTTTTTATGGGTCTTGGTTCTGGACTGTCTTGGCTTGCTTGGGCATTAGAAAAACCTGTTGTATTGATTTCAGGATTTAGTGAGCCTTATTCCGAATTTGAAATTGAGTGTGAACGTGTACATAATAAAGACGTATGTAATAGTTGTTATAATAGACACAAATTTGATCCTGGTAAGTGGGATTGGTGTCCTGACAATAACGATTTTATATGTACAAAAAGTATTACGCCAGATATGGTTAAACATTCAATCGATAATGTAATCAAAAAATTAAATGCTTAAAATACTATCACCTCAAGATTTCACAATAACAATTGAGCATATAAGAAGGTCAAAAAATATGACCTATATGGATGCTATACAATATTATTGTGAACAAAATAATATAGAATTAGAAACGATTGGTAAACTTGTTCAAGGTGCTTTAAAACAACGAGTAAGAGAAGAAGCAGAAGAATTGCATTTCTTTCCAAAGACAACTAAAATACCTGGACTATGATCAAAGTGGAACCTTACGAATGTTACAAAGAATATCTTGCTATCAAAAGACATTTTACATCACCTTCTTACGACTACTTCAAATATGATGGTCGTATAAGAACATCTAAAGTAACATTCTCAAAACGCAAAGACAATTTTCTATTCGCAAAACTTGCAAAAACATATAAAGATGAAGAGATCAAAACATTCTTTGTAGCAAATTTTGTAGACAATGAAAACTTTTGGATTACAGATACATTAACAGAACAAGCCGAAGTCTCATATAGAGATTGGCAAAAAAGAATTCAGAGTTTATCTTATATGTTCAATAATGACATTGATAAACTATTGGATGAGCATGAGTTTGATGAAGTCTTTGAGGTAAAAGATGGACAACATCCTATTTTACTAAAAATGTGTATTGCTAAATACTTAATGATTGAGACTTTTATTATACTTAATGCTTTGGTAAATTTTGTACCTAGATGGAACAAACAGATTTCAGAGAAAATAATCTGGCCTGAGTTTCGTAAAAAGGTGCAAAAGTATTCTCCATTCTTGGAGGTGGATAAGACGAAATTTCGTACAATACTACGAAAGAAACTTGACATATCGTAATATATGTGTTACAATATGTCTTTTAATATAATCAATATAACGAAATAAGGAGTAATATGTCGTTTGCAAATCTAAAAAAGTCCCGCAATGATTTCATGAAAAAGTTAAATGATGAAATCAACAAAGTAAACAATCCCGAAACAGAAACAAAGAACTATACAGATGATCGAATCTGGAAAGCAGAAGTCGATAAGTCTGGTAATGGTTATGCCGTCATTCGTTTCCTTCCTCCATGTGACGGTGAAGATGTTCCTTGGGCGAGAGTGTTCAATCATGGTTTTCAAGGTCCAACAGGACAATGGTATATTGAAAACTCTTTGACTACAATCGGTAAGAAAGATCCTGTTTCTGAATACAACCGAACTCTTTGGAACTCCGGTATTGAAGCCAACAAAGAAATTGCTCGTAAGCAAAAGAGAAGGTTGACATACTTCTCTAACATCTATGTTGTGAGTGATCCAAAGAATCCTCAAAACGAAGGTAAAGTTTTTCTCTACAAGTATGGTAAGAAAATCTTTGACAAGATCAATGATCTTATGAATCCAGAATTTGAAGATGAAACTCCAGTAAATCCATTTGATTTCTGGGAGGGTGCGAACTTCAAGTTGAAGATTCGTAAAGTTG